AAAATACAACTAGAATTCCTGTTGTAGAATTTGGTGTTCCAAATATAGCAGTAAATCAAAAAAGTGGTGAAGTTGCTTTATCTCCAACCACATCTCCAGCCGGAAATAGAAGTATGGGATATACAATTGTATTATCCAACAAGAATGCAGGAGATATCATAGGCGAAGGTGTAACATCGGATGTAGGTTCAGTACCTATTTTCATTGGTGATAACGCTTCAGCAACTGCAGCAATAGCTAAAGGATTGACATTTAAATTTATTCCAAACCCATCTTTAACTTCGACTATCAGAACAACAATAACTGTTTATGGTAACGAAACAGGTGGTTCACAAACTATTCCAATTACCGTAACATACGTTCAATAATATAAACTATGGCATTAATAAGAGATAACAGAGGAGCCCTATTAGCAAGTAATTTATCACAATACTTAGCAGGCGCAGCCAATACGGCTGGAACTCCCGTAGATACTAACGAATTAGTTAGAATCGTAAACCAATTTTTAGGAACTGGTGAACAAATCAGTTCAGATATAAACACTATATCAAATGGTGTTTACAAAAAATTTGGAGCAATCGATAAAGTAACTAATAGAACTCAAATAGTAACTTCGGGTATTTGGAGTGGTGATACCGGTTCTTTATATAATTTTTTCACATCATCTGCACAATTAGCAGATACGACTGGTAAATATTATTTAAACGTATATAACAAAGATACATCATCATCGGATGCTGAGGTTCAATTCTCAATTGCATATGGTGATTATAGAGGATTTGGCGCACCAACATTAGGAGATGACCAAACATCTACTTTATCATCTACGGCAGTTTATTTCCAGTTTGCAAATATATTATTAGAACCTGGTGTAAATGTATTTGAAGATTTTAATGGTTCAGCTATGAATAATTTCTACGCAATCAATGTAAATAGAGCAAGATATAAAGAAAGATTGGACCCAGGTAATATCTCATTGAAATTATCAGGTTCAAATGGTATTGTAACTTTGATTGATGATAGTGGTGGAACAGGTGAAACTGTAACAACCGCTGGTAGAGTTTATAACTTAGTTAGTGGTTCATTGAACATTGGTACATCAGTATCAGCATCAATCAATTCATATACGGCATCTAATGGAAAAGGATATGGTTTATTCTATCCAGATATGGGAATATTATTATTGAATCCAAACGCTTTATCAGCATCAGTTGGTGTTGAATTAGCACCGGCTTCATCTTCAATCGGAGGAGTTTATCATAACTTAACAGGTTCTGTTAAATTATTAAGAGCAATGCAAAAAGGTGGTAGTACACCTGATACGGATGATGGATTTACAGCAAGAAGAACTGAAAATGTTTCTACATCTCATTATTTCGTAAGAGCAAACAATAGAGAATTTAACTTCTCAAACAACCCATCGTTTGTAACGGGTTCAGTTGGTCAATTTACTCAAACTTTATTTGAAAATGACCCACACGTATACATTACGACTGTTGGATTATATGATGATTCAAATGAATTATTAGCAGTAGCTAAAGTATCTAAGCCAGTTGAAAAATCATTTGATAAAGAAGTAGCGATAAAAGTAAAGTTAGATTTCTAAAGAGAATAACTAATTAAACTAACGACCCACCTTTTGGTGGGTTTTTAGTTTCAAAGATATTTATATACGATATGTTAAAAAGAATACCTAAATCGGATATTAGTATTAGGCCTTTTAAGGCTTACAAAGAATGGAGCTTTTCAAGTGGTTCTACCCAAATAGATGTATTGGATGCAGTGGATGGTGTTTATACAGATGTTGATACGTTCACAAATGGTAATAATCTACAATTTTCACAATATTCGTTATATGGACAACTAAGAGCGCAGTTTTATAATGGCGAAGAGGATAATGTATTTATAAGAACGGGTGATAAAAGAAATTCATATATTACCGGTAGTAAAGGTAGGGATAGATTTTTAAATGGTTCTGCAAAAGTAATATCAATTCCAAATGTATATATTGGTGAAGGAATTAAAAAGGGTTCTTTAACATTGATAGATGATGGAACGAATTATTTTGATGATGGATATGGTAACTTACTAAATGATTCAGATGGATTGGTATTAAATTATATAAATATCGAAACAGCAGAAATAGATTTTACTGATTTTAATGATAATAATTATTTAGCAAATTTAAGTTCATCGGTTGGTTCATTTGATGTTGAGTTATCTTTAATTAATATAATATATAATGGACAACCATATACAATAACATTTGATACTATTGATTTGGAGAGTGGTATATTAATTTCAAATACTCCTTTGGATTTTTTACCAGATGATGCACATGGAATTAAAATTGGTAATGTATTTTATAATCAAGGGTTAATAGTTATAACAAGGGAGGTAGCCACTAAATTATCAAATAACTGGTCAATTGATTTTAAATCTACAAAAACAATATATGAGCATGAATATTTACTCATAGCTGAGCAAGATGAGTTTAATGTTTCAACAAATCCAACATCTGTTGTAACTAAGGGAAGAAAAACACAAACTCATATAGATGATTATGGTAGAGTAACAAATGTTGTATCAAATCCAGGTGTAAGTTATATTCGTAAAAAAACCGAATTACCAACTGGCGAAATTTTAGATTATCGATATAGTGGTTCAATTGGTACTACGTTAGCTGGATTTGAACATTACGAAATGAGTAGTTCAGTTGATACCACCGGTTCTTTCTTAACACCATTTATTACAACAATTGGTTTATATGATGATAATTGTGATTTAGTTGCAGTAGCTAAATTACCACAACCAATAAAGTCAGAACATGATTTAACTGTAAACTTTAGTGTACGAATTGATACATAATCTTATATTTATATTTAAAAACAAAAACAATGGCAACAATAGAAGAATTATACAAAGCAAACCAATCCGCATTAGGAGTTGATAAGATTGGATTTGAAGCGGGTGTAAATGCAAAAACACCATATACTACAAATGATTTAAAAAAAGCAGATGAGCAAGTATTAACTGCTACTAAATTTAAAACAGGTAGAGGTGGTGAATTAAATCAAAAAAAGTATTCTGATACTTTTAAGAAAAAATAAAACAATTTAATGGCTAAAAAAGTTACAAAGAAATCTAGCAGCTGGGTTGCTAGAAAATATGGATTTAAATCCGGTCTTGAAGAAAATATATCTATACAAATTGAATCAAAGGGTTTGGAGGTTAAATATGAGTCCGAAAAGGTCGCTTATACTATACCTGCTTCTCAACATACTTACAATCCTGATTTTAAGTTACCTAATGGTATTTTTATAGAAACAAAGGGTAGATTCGTTGCAACAGATAGAAAGAAACATCTATTAGTTAAACAACAAAACCCCAATTTGGATATACGATTCGTATTTTCCAACTCAAAGAACAAAATAACAAAGAATTCTAAAACTACTTACGCAGATTGGTGTGATAAGAACGGATTTAAGTATGCTGACAAGGTAATACCGGAAGATTGGTTCTAAAATATTTGGAAATTTAAAATATTTGTAGTATCTTTGGATTGTGTTGAAAAGTACTGACAAAAATAAAGTTATTACAACGCTTTCTAATGCGTTGGGTAGTTATTCCAATTTAAAGGGTAATGAATTAGCCTTTTATTGTCCATTTTGTAATCACTCCAAGCAAAAGCTCCAAGTTAATACCGAAACTCAAAAATGGCATTGTTGGACTTGTAATAGTGGTGGTAAAAAATTAACATCTTTATTAAAAAGATTGGATGTTGATAGAAAGACAATATCAATCATTAGAGAAATATATGGTGATTCAAACTATAATCCCCAAACAGAGGATGCGGATACTAAAGTATATATTTCTTTACCAAAAGAATTTACATCGCTTAGTGAAGTTCCTAAAGGCTTTAATCCTGAATATAAAAATGCTATGTTCTATCTTTCTCAAAGAGGAATTGGTATAAAAGAAATTATTAAATATAACATTGGATATTGTAAGGAAGGATTATACGGCCAGCGAGTAATTGTACCATCATATAATTCAGATGGTTCATTAAACTATTTTGTTTCTCGTTCGTATTATTCGGATAATAAAATGAAATATAAAAATCCTCCAATCAGTAAAAATGTAATATGTTTCGAATCACAAGTTAATTGGAATGAACCAATTATATTATGTGAAGGTGTATTTGATGCAATTACAATTAAAAGAAATGCTATTCCACTTTTGG